GTGCCGGCTATAAAATTAACAGCCGCTGAAACCGCAGGGATCTCGAGTGCCTGTTCTCTCGTTATATTGCTTATCTGCTTTAGCCCGAAAGCCACTTCAATATCCGTGCCTTCAGTGCCACGTCTGAATATTTTTTCAAACAGCCCCATTATTCTCACCTCCCTGTAATATCTTCATCAAAGCGTCATCTTCGGGCTTTTCCGCCTGCTTCGGTATTGCTCTGATAGCGGAAAGCACCGTCCAACCGTTTTCCTTTTCGATGTCGCTCATCATTTTTCTTTTCGTCATGATCTTGCCATCGCATTTCATCGACTGTGTGATAAGGCTTGTGTATGCCTTTGTAAACTTGATTATTTCACCGCTGTCAAGTTCTTCCTTGTCCTGTTGCTCTTCAAATGCGGCGTTCAATTTATCTGCGGTCTGCCGTACCACAAGCATATCCGTTTTCACTTGCTCGATTTCCGATACAAGCTCACAATAACGGTTGATCCCTGCCGAATAAAGTGCGTCGTCTTTTCCGACAACTTTAAGCAACTTCTGGATACGCTGAAATTCTTTATGTGCCGTTTCATTCTCTCGCACCTGCTTAAACTCTGTCAGCTTCTTTCCGGTAAGCTGTCTCAACTCCGCATTTTTACGGCTTTCCTTTTCTTTCTTTGTTCTGTGCCCTGCACAGTTTTCTATTGTTTTTGCTCCTCTGGGCATATACTCACTCCTCTCAAAGTCATATCGGGAATATATTGTGTAAAGAGGTGGCGGTCAGATGTCAGACCGGGACCCCTCAAAAATCGCAAGGGTAGGGGGGTACACTATATATTGTGGTGTATAGTATCGTACCACTATATGTTGTGGTGTGAAAAATCGACGGTACAAGTCATAGTTGCCAGTTCATGCCTGCTGATACGCCCACGTTCCGCCGCCTCGTGATGATAGCGGCACAGCGTTATAAGGTTATCGTTATCAAGCCTGCGGTCATAATCGACCTTTAGCGGTACGATATGATGCACAGACAGGTCCGTGCTGTTGATAACGCCTGCCGACAGACACACCCTGCAGCAATGACCGTCACGCTCAAGTATTTCATCGGCTTTTCTGCGCCATATCTTGCGGTTACGAAACCTGTCGACTTCGCTGTCCCGTATCTTCTGTGTGTATTTTATCCCGGCTGTGCATTCTCCGGGCTTGTGGATCTTGCCACATCTTGAACATGCTTTTAACATAAATTTAAGATATAAGAAAAGCACCCTTTGCAGAGTGCTTGAAGTATTCGTCACCGTCCGCACGAAAGAATCAGAAGAGCGGACGGCTCGACTAAGAAAAAGGAGGTCCAATGGATACTCTTGTACGCATAATTGATAGAAAAGGTGACCTGGCGGCTTATTAGCCGCTCCTCGGTCACTACGCTTTCGCTTCTTTTCTATCGTAATCATATCACACTCTTTATGTGTATTTCAATGGTCAATTATTTTACTTACTTCCGAGAGTGCCCGCCCGTGTAATCTATACAACCATCTAAGTTCTATGTTCTGCATAACAGCTATCTGTTCCCAACGGTTACAGTTTATGTACCGTGCTATTAGTATCAGCTTTAATCGCTCGTCAGCCACTGCCGATATAGTATGCTCTATCTCAGCCTTGACACGGATAAGCTCGTCTATCTCTGCGTTTATCTCTTGCTCCAGTGTTGCAATTTTTGCAACAGCCATACCCACTTTGTCTGATACCCCGCTACTGTGTCCACCACCCGATGACGGCGATATGTTGGTAGCAAGCTCCCGAAGCTGTCGCTGCTGATCTATCTTTTGATTTATGCGTATGTTGATAAGGTGATAGCGTGATAGGTATTCTTTAGCGGTCATTGGGGTGCTCCTTTTCCAGCACTGCCTCATCGCAAAAATCTTTTGCAGGACAGTCTTTGCACTCTTCTGCTATTGGATGTCTACAGTAAAATCCGCATTCTTTCACCAATGTGATTCTGTCTTTCGGATCTGACCATTCCATTTCTGTTTTACCTTCGACGTAATACTTGTCCATTTGTGGTACTCGTCTTACTTCAATATTGCTTGCGTCTTTACAGCAACTTGTGCATAGCGCAAGCGATTTTGCTTTGCCTCGTGTTTCGGCGAAAACAACTGCAGAAGCTGTTTCATATTTTTCATTTACAATCCAGGCTTTCATGTTTCCTCCTTAGGCGCTTCTGGAAGCGGCATCCAATGAGTAACCCGTGCACGCCCTCTATGGATAAAATGATCAATAGACCAATATCCTTTATCAATGTTTCGTATTCCTTTTTGTGACACAGTGCATACTAACACCTCTTCCTGATCCGGCGGAAGCTTGTCCTTACACTTTATCCACTTCGGTATTGCCTGCCCACAGAACAGGCAGGTTTCCGTTGCGGGTTTGCGTTTAGTCATTATTTATCTCCTTTGTCCGTCTTTTTTGTCCATCTTTGCCCCGCAGTTAGGGCAGTACGGATGTGGATAATCGTCAAGGTCATTGTCGGGGTGCAAGCAACAGCTGCACACTCGATCGTGAAAATACCCTACTTCCCAGCACCCGTGTCTTACTGGTTCGACATCAGCCGCAGGTATGCAATCTACAGCATAATAAATATCTGCCGCAATGTTCATAGGGCAAGTTTCATCTCCTGCTATATCGTTCATAATTTTTGACAATACTTCACGCTTAATATACTCTGTCATTTTCAACCTCCTCCATATTCACGACAGACAAGCTGTCCGCTTTTCTGTCTTTAAGCTCAAGCACATAATACCAGCCTCTTATCTTGCTGTAACGGGATATAACACCGCTTATTGTGTATTCGGCGGTTATTCCTCCGTGTGTATGCCTTACGGTCTGACCGCTTAACATAGCCTGCTGAACTTCGTCTATCGTCATTTCAGCACCTCGACCTTGATATATATTCCGGGATTTGCCGCCCAGAACTTTTCGCATATCTCGCTTGCGACAAGCGCATCGTCAGTCCAGAAACCGCAAACAGTCATGCAGTCCTTCAGCATTTTTTGAAGATTGTCGGTATCTGGCTTCGTTATACGATACTCTCCGTCTTTGTGCTGTTCTTCTTTCGGGAACAGCCACTTTGTCGTCAGCCTTACGCCCTTTTTATACGGCTTGTCGGGTTTATGCCGAGAAAGGTACGCTGTCAGTTTAGCCTTCGCCGATCTGACTTCGGGCGGATCATAGAATATCGGCTTGCCGTGAGAAACCGTTACTTTGTGTTCCTGTGCCGTTACCGTAGGCGGTATCATCGGCATAAAAAATTCAGTCTTCATCATCGGCCTCCTCAAAATCTACACCGTGCCATTTGCGAGTTGTGCCGTCATATATCACTGCGCCCGACTGTTTGACTATATCCCAGACATACTTAAGAACTTCCGGCTGTTTGACGAGCCACCAGAGTGTCCTTGCTTTTCTGTAATCAAAATCCTCATCGGGAATCTTGTGAAACAGCGGCGGCATTTTTTTAGCTGCCTCGATTATAGCTTGTCTTGCTTTGCTTGTTTTTGCCATTTAAGTTTGCACCTCCTCGTGTGCGTCATTATTCAAAATACTTTCTGTCGGGCTACCTCTGCCCCGACAGAAGTATTGTTTATAATAATAGATTTTCCCTGACAGTGAAAATCTCGATAATTCACCGACTTTTTCACTCTGTAGGGAAAGTGAAAATTCTCGACTTTTTCACTGACAGTGAAAGAAATTTTCTCGACATTTTCCCTGACAGTGAAAATGAAAATCACCGAGATTTTCCCTCGCAGTGAAAGTTTTCACTTCGACTTTTTCCCTACCTCGTTATCGTCGATCCAGAAACCGCCATGCTCTTTTATACGGTTTCGGACCGTCTTTTCGGTCACGCCCATATACTCGGCCATACCGGATAAAGTAACCTTGCCGTCAATCATGCAAGCATCAAATGCCGTTTCGAGCGATTCTTTACGCTCGTCCTTACGTTCCTTTTCGGTCTTTTTCTTGCTGAAATTCTTTTGCCAGCCTGCTGCTCTGCCGTCATCGGGCTGTATGTCTTTTAATACGTCGGTCTTGTCTATACGATGAACGGGATAATCAAACCAAACGTTCACCGGCGGGAACTTCGGGAACTCTCGGAGCGTGCCTTCTATACGCCACGCTGTACGGCTCTCTGTGCGTTTTTCACACTTGGTAATGAAATCACACACATGCTTATAATCTGCGTCCGGCACAGCGTTTCTGAGTGCTTCACGCATCTGCTTTGCACTGCATATATCATCCTGTGAAACATCGTCTTCGTGTCCGCATTTCTTCAGCTGGTCATAGCATATCTTGCAGGTCATCTTGTCTTTTTCGTGCTTTATTATGCTGTCGGTAAGCTCCAGCTCCGTAAGGTCAAGCAGTGCATCTGGATCTCTTGCGAATACACCTGAACCCGAGGCTCTGTCCATTGAACGCTTACCGCCCTGTGCACCTTTTGAATGGTGATGACAGTATATAACTGCACAGCCAAGCTCCGTGCATACCTTATCAAACTGATTGCAGAAATGCGCCATCTGATCGGCACTGTTCTCGTCACCGGTAATAACCTTATAAATTGGGTCTATGATAATGGCGATATAGTTCTTCTTGCTCGCACGGCGGATAAGTTTCGGTGCGAGCTTGTCCATCGGGACAGACTTACCTCTTAGGTTCCATATATCAATATTACTGAGATTTTGAGGTTCCCAGACAAGTGTTGTATATACATCTTTGAAACGGTGCAGACAGGAAGCCCTGTCAAGCTCAAGATTTACATACAACACCCTACCTTTGGTACAGTTCCAGCCAAGCCATTCTTTGCCTTCCGCTATTGCACAGCACATTTCTATAAGAGCATACGACTTACCCGCCTTTGACGGTCCTGCGATAAGCATTTTATGTCCCTGTCTGAGTATACCATCAATAAGCGGCGGCGCAAGTTCCGGAAGATTGCTCCACGCATCAGCCATGCTCTCGGTATCGGGCAGGTCGTCATTTACACTTTCTATCCATTCCCGCCACTCATCCCAACCGTTTTTACCGATGTCTGTATCAACTATGTACTGCCTGTTTTCACCACGCTGAACACCGGGAAGACGTGATAATCTTGACGGATTACGATTCTGCGTATCGGGTGACAGTCCGTTTTTCTGACATATCTGATACAGAAAATCTACACGTTTACGGTATTCATCGTAATTTGCGGCATCTACCTTTACAATAGCGTGCAGTGACTTCTTTCCGCTGTATACAAGCACAGCTACGGGCAGTTCAAGCTCGCAGATGATTGCGTGCTGTTTTTCTATATCTACATTGTCACTTTCAACAAGCGCATATCTGTATTCGGTTACGTTTTCATTCTTAACGCCTTTGCCGTCAAGAGGATTAAAACGTATCCATGCCCCCGCCTGAGTGTTGTAATCACCGAGAACAGAACCTATATCGCCGTCACACTGCGACAATGATTCGATAAGCTGACCTGCCGTGCGGTCATAATAGCCCTTGTTGGCAGGGATGAATTTACCGTCTTTTTCGTAGCTTTGCACAACATATCCGACATTTTCGCTCTGCTCGAATAATGCTTCAAGGTATCTGATTATTTCTCTGTGAGGCTGCCAGTCTGTCGGAGCGTTTATTTCTTTGCCCTCTATCCAGTTTTTGTTTACAACAACGTGTTCATCGTGATGTTCGTATGATATTTCATCGTCCCAGTCAAGCTCACGTTCTTCTCCCGTGCCGAACATCATTCCTCTGTCCTTAGCCATCTGAACTATGGTAGCGCCCGTGACAGGCGAGGAAGAGCCGTTGAAGCTCTCCCATTTCTTTTCACATTCGCCTTTATGGTATCTGTTGTCATTTGCCGACCAGTTATCCCATACGGTAACGGAATAGCCCTCTTCTTTGAGTGCCATACCGACATTCACCCATTCCTGATAGGAAAGGTCTGACGGGCTTATATATTTAAGTGCTTCGTTAAGGTCAAAATCAAATTCCGACATCTGAATTATTCACCACCTTCGGTTCATAGCTTGCAGGATCTATTCCGTTCGGAACGTGCCAATTGTTAGCCGCTATTCTGTCAATCAGATTTCTTGCACTTTCAAACTGCCATGTGCCGACGTGCTTAAAGCCTCTGCTTTCGAGAAAACGTATCTGCTTCGGTGTTGTAAGTCCGAGAGTGCGCCGTTTGCCGAGCCTGTCCAGCAAAAGCTGAGCTTTACCGGCATTGTCGATCTCATCGGGGAATATACCGAGCTTTTCGAGCGTTGTTTTCTGCTTGTCCGACGGAGGAGAACACTCCCAGCCGAATGCCGGAACATAGGAAGATAAGTCTTCCGCCTGAATGCTCATTTCATACTGGAGAGGATCTACAAGTTTTCTCTTGCGTTTTTTCATTTCCGCAAGCTGTTTTGCAAGCGCTTCCTCACGCTGAGCAACTACATCTTCTTTTGCCTTTTCTTCCGCCTGTTCAATATCAACCGGCATACCTGCCGCCGCTATATTTTCGGTCATCTTTTCGGCAACTTCAGGGCTTTCACATATCAGATGTGCAGGACGGCACAGCTCGTGCCTTTCTGTGTGCCACAAAAAGTCAAGCAGCAACAGATCTTTCTTACCCTCACAAAGCCTTGTTCCTCTGCCGACCATCTGACAGTACAGCCCTCTTACCTTAGTAGGTCTGAGAACTATTACGCAATCTACGCTTGGACAGTCCCAGCCTTCCGTCAGAAGCATTGAATTACACAGCACATTATATTTACCGCTATCGAAATCAGCAAGAACAGTACCTCTGTCAATGCTGTTTCCGTTGACTTCTGCCGAGCGGAAGCCTTTTTCGTTAAGTATCTTGCAGAATTTCTGACTCGTTTTTATAAGCGGCAGAAATACTACCGTTTTACGTTCCTTGCAATATTTCAGCATTTCATCCGCTATCTGATACAGATAAGGGTCAAGAGCCGTGTCAATGTCACTCGCCTTATAATCTCCTGCCTGAGTGCCGACACCTGTCAGATCGAGTTTCAGAGGAATGGTAAGTGCCTTTATCGGTGAAAGATACCCTTCTTTGATAGCTCTCGGCAAAGTATATTCATACGCCAGGCTGTCGAATACCTGTCCGAGATTTTTCATATCTCCTCTGTCCGGTGTTGCCGTAACTCCGAGTACCTTTGCTTCATCAAAATATCCGAGTATCTTCTGATAGCTGTCCGAAATGGAATGATGCGCTTCATCAATTATGATCGTATTGAAATAGTCTTTTGAAAATTGTGCAAGTCGCTTTTCTCTCATAAGCGACTGTACAGAGCCTACCGTTATACGATACCATGAGCCTATACAGCTTTCTTCCGCCTTTTCTACAGCACAGCCAAGCCCGCAGGCATTCAGTATCTTGTCCGCCGCCTGTTCAAGCAGTTCGCCCCTGTGCGCAAGTATAAGTACCCTTTCTCCGTTGCGGACACGGTCTTCTGCGATTTTTGCAAAAACTATCGTTTTACCGCAACCCGTAGGCAGTACGAGCAGGGTTTTTGAATTACCCTGCTCCCACTGTGAAAGTACCGCTGTTTTGGCTTCTTTCTGATACGGTCTTAATTCCATCAGAATTTACCCGGTGTAAATACACCCGCCTGAGAGCTTGCAGGTGCCTGAGAAACAGTCTGTGCCGGTGACGGCTCATAGAATTTTTTTATTCTGTTAGACTGCATTTCTTCGCCATTCTTGTTCTTCCAAGTATCTATGTACACCTTGCAACGACCTTTGGCACCGATGACGTTGTTCCAGTTCATGCGAAGCGGTTCGCCGTGTTTCTTCTGACCTATGCCGATAAAGAATGCCGAAAGCATACCCTCACACTTGCTGTGCAAAAACAGATTATGCTGAATTGTGGTTGAGCCTTCCGGAGCGTCTATATGAATAGATACTACAGCCTTGTTGCAAGGGGGAAGTTTTTCGCTTCCCTCATGCCT